AGTGTCGTGCCAGATTTACCACCAGCGCCACCACCACCTTTATGTTTAAACGCTTGACAATTAGCAGTCCCCCAGGTAGATTGCTAATCATCTACTGTTTAAACGCTTGAAGATTGCCAGATTCCAGGTAAAAAAATAACCCCGCCGAAGCGGGGCTATTTTAATTTATAGATTAGAAGTCGAGAGTGTCCTCGCCTGCCCAGTATGCATCAACCCAATCATTGCGATGTGCTTTGGTTGGTCTGCCATCATGCATTGCATAACTGCGCCAATGATTTGTATACACTTGTTTAAACGGTGTGAAGTTCTGATGCTCCACAATCTTGCCGTTCTTAACCTTGAAGTATTCACCCTCTGATGCGGTGTATTCCCAATCAAGGTCTGAATCCAGCATTACGGCTGCGTTGTTGATGGTCTCTTGAGTCGAGCCGTAAACCAGCGAACCTGATTTGGTTTGCCCAATCCATAGGGGTGAGGAGTTGACACGAGCCAAGTGCAGTGTGTTGCCATTGCCTTGCTCAATCCAAGCCAGTGCAGCAGTGCCTTGCACACGAGACAACACCTCGGTGATAGGCGCTGCGGTAAAGGCAATCAGTGCTGCGACTGCCTCGCTGTCAACCTGACCGTGGCGCTTGACCTTGAGTTGTTTAAACAACGAGTCGTCATTGGAGATGTGCCCGTTGTGTGTCAACACAATCTTGCCACGAGGGATTGGATGGTTGTTGTTGTTGTTGCTTGGCTGACCTTGGGTTGCCCAGCGTGTATGCAAGATGGCGGTCTGTGCGTTTAAACATAGGCGCTTGCCTGCATCTGTTGTTAGGAACTTTGTTGCAGCCACTGGCGCTTTCGTGATTACACGATTGCCTGAGGATGGGTTAATCCATGCTGCACCAGTTGCGTGATAGCCACGATGCTCGATGTCCATGAGCATCTGCGCTGCAAGGTCGGTCTGATTCTGATTGTGCTTTGGGTTGAGGCAGAAGCCTGCGATTCCACACATAATTTATTTCTCCAGTCTGCTAGTTGTTATGAGTTAAGTGTAACACATCGGCTGATAACTTTTACCAGCCTGTTTAAACGGTCGGTTGCCAATAGGTAATCGGCATCCGTTTTGTTGTATACGCTATTGAACTTGCGACCATACATGTCCACGCCTTCAATGATGTATAACATTTCGTTATCTTTCATAGTCTGCATCCAATGATTCCTCAAGAGCGATTGAAGATTCATCATCATCGTTTAAACAATAATAAGTCCATGCTCCGATAGTTAGCATCAGCAATAACAATGCTCGACCATCGAACCAAGTTAACCACCAAGGTAATGCGTTCATGTTTAAACACCTTCAATCTGTATCAGTTTTTTATAGGCTTCTGCTTGTGCTTCCAATAATAAATCATAATGAGGCTTGCAGATTAGGATTGCTCCTTGTCCTATTGGGTTGGCGATTGAGTATCCCCAATCGTTTCCACAAATAATACATTTCATTATTCCAGTCCTTTCGTTTAAACGGTTGACAACCTTTGCCAATCCGTTCGTGCCTGCCGAGGAGATTGCATCCTCGCTGACCCACTAGGGGCAGGCTGCCTGCTGCTTACCCGTTGAGGCTTGCTGCTCTATCCTTAAGATACTCGGCGGTCTTGAGGTCGAGATTCGATTGGATAACTAGCATGCTGAGCAGGTTGGTGCACTGCTGCAATTTATCGCCATCGCCTAACTCGGAGATATTGTTGAACACCTTGGTGGCGCTGAGTTGTTTAAACGCATCTATGAACTTTGCCCACGCAACGGCTTTGGTTCCATTGAGCGTGCCTTGGTGTAAACGGATTTCCAGTGTGCCATGGCGACCGTAGGATTCAAGATTGAACGATTGGTAACGGTCACCTTGGATGTCGGAGATTCTGCCATTGCGGATTCTCTCAGCATTGGAAGCAGCACGCAGTGCATCTACCGATTTGCAGTAACCGTTGTTTAAACGGCTTGGCGCAACAAGCACACCAATCGCATCGTGAAGCAGATTCCAATTTAGATACCATTGAGCGATGTTATCTTGGCTCAAGCCTTGTGCTCCGATGTGAACATGGAAGCCAGTTGTGCGGTCAACCTTGCCACCTGCTCCGAGAAGCAGGCGGGCAACGGTTGATGCCTCGTTTAAACGGATTGGGTCGAGGATTGGAGATACAACCTCGGCTCCACGCACTGAGCCATCGTAAACCGATGACCAAGCCTCGTGCAGTTGGTGTTGGCTGCGTGGCTCGATGCACTCGATGCCTCCACGATTAAGCGCTGCTGATGCTGCTGATGTCGAGATGCCTGCAACCTCGAACTCTAATCCAAATGTTGTCATGGCTTATGCCTCCAACATGTTTAAACGGCAAGCAGGGCAGATTGGAGCGCCTAGATTGTCGAGAGTTGAGCGAGAGACACGAGCGATGTATCCATCGTTTAAACATGCAACCTTAATCAAGCGAGTTGTCTGCTTGGTCGCTGCTGCAATTTCAATCTTGGCGTGAGGATATTCGCCGAGAGATTCGAGGATTGATTCTGCCCATGCAGGCAGGTCGGTCAACGGTTGAGCAACGCTTGGAGCCATTGAGCGCCAGTTGCCAGTTTGAGCGACTCGGAGCAGTGGGATGATTGCCTTGGCAACCTCGGATGCTTGGTCAACGGTTGGAGCCACGAATATCTCAGCAGTGAAATCTTGAGATGCAGTTGGTGGCACGATTGCTGCAGTTGAAGCCTTGCGACCAGTTTTTGGTGGGAAGCCACAAGATAGGCGAATTGCAGATTCCTCATCGCCTCCATTTTGGATTGTTGCAGCGATTGGTCGGCGAGCAGCAGTTGCAAATGCTGCGAGCCATTGTTCACGATTACGCATTGTTTAAACCTTCCAGTCGGTAGTGGATTGTTCCACTGTGAGCATGAAAGCCGATGAAAATGAACGGATGGTTAACAGAAGGTGAACAACAGGTGAACAGTAGATGAACAAATCCGTCTCACATAGTGAGATGCCAAGCGTGCGTGCTGCCTAAGTAGTTGAAAGTTCAATCATCTGCTGCGCTGCGATTGCTAGGTCGGGGCGAGATTGATGGGAGCAGCGAGTCAGCGCCAAGCCAGTGCATAGTGCTGCTCAGCCCTAGTTTTGCAAGCAGCCAGTGCAGAATCAGCAAGCAAATGCATGCAAGCAGAGCAGCAAGCAAATGTTTGACCCCAGGTTTTTAAATGTATGTGTGTATGTGTGTCTGTGTATCTACCCACATAACTTTGATAGCCCTGGGGTCTGCACGCTCTGACCTGCGGTTTTACCTGAAAGGTAAACCGTTACAAAAAAGTTACAAATAAAATGTCCAATAAGTGTCCCTTGGACACCTAATAGTATATGTAGGGCAAAATAATGGTCGCCCTACGCTAAAGTTCATAGGCAGCCCAGAGGCTGCCCCCTAGTAATTGCCCTAACCTACGGCTTCCGCCTTAGGGCTACAGCCTACGGTTAGGAAAGGATTAACTGCAATGCTTCCATTAGGTCGCATTGCTACTACGCCTATGGAAAGAAAAAGAGTTACTGCTGCATCCCATAAGTCGGATGCCATAAAGAAGCAGATTATAGATTTTCTCATGCAAGGCTACTCGGTCCAACGAGCCATGGATGCCGTTGGGAGAAGTGTCAAGACTTACGAGTATTATCGTAAGACAGACCCTGACTTTGCTGCAGGTATAGACAAACTACGCTCTCTGACCGCCCGTGGAGAAGTAGGCGGTCCGACCGAAGAAGTCCCCTCATTTGAAATTTTTTCCGAAAAATACCTCGGAGTCCAAGTTTTTGAACATCAACGCCACTGGATTGATTTATTGGAATCTAGGACACCTACGGATGTTCACTCTTCAATTATTTACGAGCCAGGCGATAAAGACCTACTCATCGTAAACACTCCCCCAGAGCACGCCAAGTCAACGACTATTACAGTCAACTATGCCGTGTATCGGATTTGCCAGAACCCCAACATCAGAATAATGGTGGTGTCAAAGACACAGGCTATGGCGCAAAAGTTCCTGCTCTCCATTAAGAACAGACTCACCCATCCTCGTTATCAGGACTTACACCTCGCCTTTGGACCTCCAGGCGGATTTGAAAAGAACTCTGATTCGTGGAAGCAGGACTTAATTTATCTATCATC